TTAAAGTTCACCAACTTTCATATCCTTGCCAACTTTCATTAGCTTTTCTACCACCTCTGGAGCTATAGCTGCAATCATTTTATCTGCTTCATAATCTGTACAGAATTGTTCCGGGTAATGTTTGAAGTGTACTTTCTTTACAACGACACGAAGTATATCTCTTTCTTCTTTCTTTAATGTATGTAAAAAACTCATTCGGTTATCCTATGAATAAGATCGATAGCTTCTCGTTTTCTTTGCAATCTTTTTGGGCTGTTTAGATACTTGTCTACCTGCTCGAATTGCTTTTCGTTTAGCAGCCGAAGAGGCTGCGTATTCACTGGCACTAAGAGCCTTAATTGCTTTCTCAGGTAAATAACGTTCACCAGTTGCTTTCGGCCCTTGTGTACTAGGTTTACCTGATTTCGTTCTCCACTTTTGTCTAGTCCATGCACGTAACGATCTCTGTGACTTTGCTAATGCCATTACCTATAACCACCACCTTTAGATTTATATTGCTTGGCAAGCATCTGTGCCTTACGAGCAGACCACTGTCCGGGTTTGCCACCTTTACCACTAGCCTTAATCCTGCGAAAGATTGCCTTTCTCATTGCAGGCTTGGTATAGTTTCCTGCTGCGTTAACTGCCATTACTTCTTTTTAGACTTCATAATTTTAGCCTGTAAAGATTTAGGCAATGTCTTTTGCTTTCCAGTAAGCATGCTCTTCTTCTTTGGTGGTCTTCCTTTAGTTGAACCATAAGTTCCTTTACCCATAGGCATTATGCTCTCTCCTTTTTAGCTTTGTTTCTACGTGATATTGCCCTACCTTTTTTAATAGCATCAGCCTTTGAGGATGCACCCCAAGCCTGTAATGATAATAATAATCTAGTAGGTTTGCCCTTGCTATCTCTTTCAGGCCCTTTAGCTGCTCCCATCCTCTGTAAAAAAGAAGCACGTCTTGGATTGTCTCCACTCTTAACTGGTGGCTTCAATGTACCTTGTTTATAAGAAGCTCTACCCTTTGCGTTTAATCCACCTTTAGGATTCTTTCCTTCTTTTCTTGTCCATGCAGGTGTACTCATTGTGCCAACTCTGTTGTATACATTTTAGTCTCACCTTTTTTATTTGTAAACTCAAACTGCTCTAATCCATCTTTCCTAGCTTTAGCAAATGCCTGACTAAACGTTAAAGGTTTTTCTTTCTTAGGAGCTTCATTAACAGCAGCTTCAGCCTTTGGAAATACTAAATTTAATAACCCATCAAACATTGATGCACGTTCTTCATCCATAGGCCCATTAGGAACAACTGCAGAGGCTGTCTTTAAATCTTCAGGTCTTGCTACAGGCATAACTGATGCCGTATCTAAATTAGAAGGCCGTGCTTCAGGAAATGATTCAGGATAAATAACTGGATTCACAGAACCATTAGCCATCGCTCTATTTCTCTCAAAAGGAATGAAAACATTTACATTTAACTTTTCATCATCAGGTCTGTTCTCATTAGCTGACCAACCACCTATTGTATGTGCTAACGGATAGAATGCAGCAACTGCCTTATTAATTATTCCCTCGGGATTTGTATCTTCCAAATTCTTTTTGCCTGCCATTGCACTCATTATTATATGAGATATAGGCCCTTGAGTATCATAGCCTGCTTCTTGCACATCTCTAAATATCTCTGGGAATTGTCCTTTAAACCATTTGTCATTATTAGGATAATCATATTTGTCATATATCCTAAAACCATCTACACCATCTTCGGTTTGTGCCTTAACTGTAAAATTACCAAGAACTAATTTTAAATCCTCAGCTAATCCACCACTTTCAAAATCCCTAAAAAAAGAACCTTCTAGATCAAACAAATCATTTATCATAGCATAACTAATTTGATTGTAATCCATAGCTTTCTTTATTTGTTCATATTCCGGATGATTCTTTGCTTTTAGTTTAGCAAGAGCATTAGCAGAAGCCTGCTCATCTTTATAATAATATAAATAAGCTTTCCTTAATAAATCAATTCCTTCTTCTGGAAAATCATCATTAGTTATTTCATCAGCTTCTGCACCTAACCCAGTAAGTATCCCGTTAAGTGTGCCTTTCATTAACATTTTAAATGGTAAAACATTATCCATAAATACTTTATCAATGAAAAAAATTATTTACTCAACGTACAAATCGTTCTCGTAACCATAAAATAATAAATAATAATGTTATTAATGGATGAATAATAATAAATGCCCACACATTTACTTCAACATAACTCATATCTAATATCGGCTCTAACCAATGAATAACTGCTATGCCATTCCAAAATAACCAGTCCATAATCTCATTATACATCTTGCTCTCCTCTGTTGTTAAGGTGCAAGTATGCAACTACTTTGTGGCAGAATAATGTCTGAATGAGTCCTGTTGCAGGGTGGCCATCACCATTTTTTGACCCCCTACCCTTAGGACAAGTCGATTGCAACTTTTATATCGCCAGTCACCATATGCATATGTTTGTCCGGAGCCTTGAAGCCTGCCCTGTCTAGTATATCCTTGCTTGCCTCAAGTTGTACGTACTCACTCTTCGCTCCCTTGGCTAAGTCCAATATCCTCTTGCTTGCATGTGTAGCACTCAATCCAATACTCTCACTTATACGTTGCATCATATACTGCTGTACATGTGGTAGCCTCAAAGTCTTACTGGCTGTCACTCTCCCGGCTTCACCATCTGCATATCCTGCGACCTGCGATGCTTCTTTCACAGTACATCCATTTGCTACGATGGTATCAACTAAAGCCATCTGTTTCTTCGTTAACTTACGTTCTTGTAGCATAGAGAACCCCCCCTGTAATCCCCCCCTTTATGAACCCTTACAATGTGGCTTGTCAATGCACAAACGTTCTCGCATTGAACATACCCACAACCACATTGTCAAAACATATACATGTTGTTTGCTTTGAAATGCTAATCGCATTTCGAGCAAGCCATACATTTTGACAATGGAACGATGGGTATGTTCCTTTTCTTCCTATGATTGATGACACTATGGGTACTACTGCACTACATTCATATCGTAATGATATGCATCTTCGTTCCCCAACGACTATTAGTTATTACCGAAGTATGGTCTTCCAGTCCTCGGCCTTCACCTTAGGCTAGAAGAACATCCACTCACGCATAGCTATTCGCCATGCTCCCGTTCCGTTATTCTAGCTTTCGTCATGTCTGCGAATGAAGTACGGTTCATTCGCATATCAGATCACGGCTTGTCCTGCGTTGCTTCAGAACCATCAACTTTTGTCGCAAAAGTTGCAAAACAGACCATCACGTACTGTTCTTTTACCGGTGGTTTATTACAATCACGTGAGGTATTTTTGCAAGATTATACTTCGTGTTTTATATCACTCTCACCTATAACCAAGCCTAACAACAAATAGCGATCAAGGCTACATGATACATCTATGTGGCTATTTGTCGTAATGCTTGCTAACAGGCCGACAATGTCAATCGACAATTTGACCAAAAATATAGTCATATTTTTCGCAGACATTTGTCCAGTAATCAATACTATTAGTTATTATTGAATTGATTACTTCCCTAAATGCAAATTATTGACATCATCCGAGAGCGATATCTAACAGAAGCATAAGCAAAATACCTACGTGGTGTAGGTGTTATCAACGATGGAGATAATTATGACTAACATAACATATGATTTGGATTATTTACTTGAACTGGCTGATAAATGTGGTCACTTCGATGAAACATACTTCATGTATAACCAAGCAAAGAATTGGTATGATGAAATAATGTTCGGAAATGACGAACAGTCTAAACAAATAATGATAGAACGTGGCATCACTAGGCAAGAGTATGCCTTAGATGTTGCATATGACGACTTATATTATTCAACTGGTCATCAGGAGGTAATCAATGATACCAACATTTAATTCAAAAGAAGAATATCTTTCAGAGATATGGATAGAACTAACTGATAATGCAATCGATAGATGTGAACAAGGATATACTGAAGCACGTCACGAGTTCGCAATGGTTACTAACTATGTCAACTGGTTGAGACCTCAATCATTTGATGCAGTCAAAGAAGCATACCAAGAGTTAGTTCACTCTGGTGCAATCGAGATTGTGTAGTCGCAAGGCTACACATACAACCGAGCATAATGCTCATACATACTAGTCAAACATAAAGGAGATACACATGACTAAATTACAAACTAACGACATACATACTTCAATCACAGACTTATTATTGGAGGGTTTCAACTTCGCAGAGATAGAGGATGAGGCCAAACGCAAGAAGTATTCCGGTACACCTTCTGATGCTACCGATACTGGTCAAGAGAATCCATTCTGGAACATCTCATTGCTAGTTAGAATCGGTGGTTACTGTGCTACTGCAGAACGTTCATACCAAAAGAGTATGAAGCGACAAGATGATATCGAGAAGATGCTTGAAGATGGCAAGGACTTCATGGCTGATGCATACTATCAGAATGAAGCATCGATTGAGAATGCTCAACGTGAGATGCTAATCTTCAGAGACTTCTTTCAAGATACATTCGGTACACCTTGGATGGGTCTTGATAAATATACTGCCATGCTTGATGAGATATTCTCACCTAAAGCTTTAGGTTCATCTAACAAGGCACAACTCAGAGACAAGGCATCTTCTGCATTACTATCTATCAGAGCCAAGAAAACTGGTAGAACAGTAGCTGAGCAGGAGGTCTTTGAAGACAAGGTAGCTGAACAGCTTGCTCTCAAGGTCAAGCTACCTAAAGATATATGTAAGCTTCCACAAGACAAAGCTAACAAGATACTCAACGATAGCATCAAGAGTGTCGCTTAATTATCCCCAGTACGGCAGGCATCACAGCTTGCCGTACATATTCTATTGCATCGTTCCTATGTTTTATATCGCATAAAAGGAGTATTGCGTACCACTCGCAGGCTCGTTGCAATACACTTACACAAGCCGAGGCTTCAACATTAGTGTGTGGTACGGCTCGAAAATTATATCCATGTAGTGAAATCAAATTGGTTTTGCTATAACATAACAACAAAAGGAGAATACAAAATGGATGGATCACAAACAATATTACCTGACTATGATTTCCCGGTAGAGGTTGTTCCTCTAGTCGCAATCAGTGAAAACAACTGGGAAACTAAAAGCTATCCAGTGCCACACAATATGCAGAAAGCTATAGTTCGTACCGATACTGGTCACGTACTTGGTACACATGGTGGTGCTTACAAGATGGTCAAGCATGGTGACATCGTAGATCGTATGCAATCTGCGATTGACATGTCAGTCATATCCAAAGACTACACACATACACAAGAGATATATGAGAATGGTGCAAAGATGAAAGGCAAGATAGCATTCAATGACTTAGTTGTTGAGCCTCAAGTCGGCGACTACATTCGCTTTCAGGTTGAGTACCTGAACTCTTATGATGGTATGTGGTCTATCATGTTCAAAGCACAAGGCTACAGATTGTGGTGCGACAATGGTTGTGCATCACCACATGCCCTATCATATGACAGGAACAAACACACCACAGGTTTCAACTTGGCAGGTACATCTGCAAAAATACGCAATGCACTGACTACATTCTGGGATAACAAAGATATATGGCAGCAGTACGCATCAATGCCAGTGTCACCATCAGAAGCAGAGATATTCCTCAAGAATACAATCTGTAATCGTCATACAAACACAACCCATACTAAGGTTAACGAAACTAAATTAGAAAAGCTTATGGGTTTATACAACACAGAATCACAGAAGCTTGGCCGTAACAAATGGGCATTGTACAATGCTCTTACTTATTGGTCATCGCATGCTGATGATGCCAACCATCCACACAGAGCAGAGGTACTTCGCCACAACGAGGTAACCAAAGCTATCTCATCTGCAAGATGGGAGGGTGTAGGGAAAAGCATAACCTAATTCCCAAATGGGAATAGCTGTCTACTAAAACCTTATCAGTAATTTACTCCTATTCTTATTGATAAGGATTGGCCTTTAGTAGACAGCACCTATCTAACATGCCGAAAGGTTACAGTCTTTAAACGGCCTATGTTTTCATTTGTTAAAGTAAGAACAATTATTACAAGGTAGATAATGTTAGATAATATACATGCACGTTATACCACTGGTTCAATCGGGTCTGAGGTATGTAATCGTGAAGTCACACGTAAGAGATCAACAGTCTAGCTAACTGTCAGCAAGTGACGTGCTTGTATACTTAAACACAACAACAACGGAGAACACTATGGATTCATTCAATGAATATCTA